TTCCTTCGTTTCTGTCTTCCTGGCCATGGATTCACTTTGCCCCATAAAGTGAACCACCCTGAAATAAATGTGAACCGGTGTTGACAAGATGCGTCTCCTTTGGTTTACTTCGCCCGTGAACCGATAGTCGGTTCCTTTCAAATCATGAAACCACGCTCAAAACGCATCCTCGCGGCCCTTCTTTGGCTCGCGATCATCACCTTAATTGTCCTCAACGGACTTTGGGAACAATCTCTTTGGATCGGAGGTGCAAATTGAACCCTTCCCATTACCTACCGAACCTAATCGCCTACGTTCAATGCACCCGTAGATATGGGCACTGCTACGTGCACGCATGCGTGCGCCAATCCATGTTCCGTTTCGATGGTGTCCTAGGTGAAGTCAACGGGCGACGGGTTCGCCTTACTTGGACGGGTTATGGGCGCTCATTACAAGCGGGCGGGCACAAATATAAAGCCCACGCACGCTATGGCGACGGAAAGCCCGTGCCGACTAAATTGCTCCGGTCCATCGCTCCAATTTCCGACGGAGGTTCCCGATGAACGGATTTATCCTTCATGAAGACTCTCAAAGGGTCATCATTGCAACGGGCTTCGAGACCGCCAGTGACAACCGAAAGACGGGCGACATGATCCAAGTGTGGATCCTAGTGAAATCCGTTTCCCCCACCGAAGCGATCAAATCGGGCTTGGACCGTTTAATCTGCGGAAATTGCGTCCATCGCGGGCACGAAGAAAACGGTCGCTTTGGAGTAGGCCGCTCATGCTACGTAAATCCTGGCCAAGCCCCCCAAGGAATCTGGAAAGCGTGGAAAGCGGGCCGATACTCTCCCTTGCGTAGTCTCGAGTGTTTCGCAGGCCGGAAAGTTCGCTTCGGAGCCTACGGGGACCCGACACATTTGCCGCTTTCCCTTGCGCTAGCAATTGCGGGCGTTGCAAGCGGGCACACAGGCTATACCCATCAGTGGAGAAAACCCTCTTTGCAACCTTGGCGTTCCCTTTTGATGGCCTCCGTTGACAGCGTGGCGGAACTGGTCATTGCCCGTTCCCTTGGCTGGTCAACCTTTCGCGTCGGCTCCGAAGCTAGCCCTGGCGAGTCCCTTTGCGCCAGTGAACGCATCGGAACCCCCTGCATGGATTGTCTCATATGCGCGGGTGCTCGGGGCGGACTCGAGTCTGTCCATATTCCCCCCCATGGAACCGGAGCCACGCATTTCAAGGAAGGGGTGACCAATTGAAATTCCTTTCCCCCCCTATCAATTCGCTCGAGTCGGTTTTCCCCGGAAAGGGAAAGCGGGCGAAGGAGATTCTCCGGATGAGCCGGCGTGAGCTCGAGCAATTGCCCGCGGGCGCTGCGCGGGTTCGGGAGTGCTACAATCCGCCTTCAACCCGTGACCTCCGGATGGAATGCCTTAACGAATTGCTCGAGACCCATGGGGTTGAGGCTTTCGAGACCGAAAAGGGTTGGTGCTATTACCTGAACGTAGGTGACCCATACGTCACGACGGTCTTGAAATTCAACGGGCACTATCGTCTCTGCTGTTGGGGAGACATTGCCGAAAGGTACGCGGTATGAGCGACCTTTTCCGCGCCCTAGGCTATCTTCTCCTTGGCGCTCTCTTCGTTGCCCTTATGGTTCTCTCAGCCCTAGCCGGGAACGGTTGACGAGTAGGCCATCCCCCCCCTTCGCCCCCGTATGGTTCGCCCTGCGGGGTTTTTTGTTGCCCGGATTCGGTGTCCACTCGGTTCCCTTCCTTCCTTCCTTTCCGCCCGCCCCCCCCTAGGACACCCAATGTCCGACCAGGTGAGACGCTCGATGTCCTACCCCTCCACCCTCGCGCCAAGATCCCCCGCACCGGCCCATACCCCATACCAGATTCGGAATTCGGAAACTTAAAATCCGGAACCCGCTGGCCCCGAGCATGGAGCGGCATCCCCCGGGGAATGGAGCGGTAGAAGCGATTTATTCCATCCCCACACTTTCACGCTTGACGACTGAGCATGGAGCGGTAGGGTGTGTCCCGACATGAGCATTCCCCTTGTTCCCTTCCTGCGTCTGCGTGACTGCGAGGAGTCCTTCGTGATGTGCGGTGAGCGGTGGCTATTCGTCACCTGTCTCCGTGCTGACGGCATGCCTGACATCGGTGTGTACCGATTCTCGACGGACCTGACGCACGACTATCTGGCGTGGCGAGAGGCTTTCAACCTGCGCTGATATACAAACAACAGGCCAACGATATGACACTAAGCGAGATCAAGTCTGCTGTGAGAGATGGCAAGACTGTGCATTGGAAGAACCATGGGTACCGAGTGATATACGCTCCCAAGCTCAATGACTTCCTGATCCGGTTCGACTACAACGATGACTGCATTGGTCTGACATGGGTGGACGGCGTGACGATGAACGGCGAGGAGGCGGACTTCTTCATTGCCGAGTAGGCCAAACATCCCCATCACCACTCCGCGGAGCCCTCGGACCACCCATCCGGGGGCTTTCCGTTTCCAGCCCCGCGGACCCCGCTTTCGCAATTTGATGCGGAATCCCCCCTCCGACGCACTGGCGACCCCTTTCTGATCGATTGCGAGGCATCCACATCCATCCATCGGACCAAGCATTCCGGTCCCAGCGTCCGGATACCCCTACCTCCCATCCTCCGGATCCCCGGATCCCTGCTTCCAAGTTTCGCAATCCGGAATCAGGGGTTCTCAAAAATGGCCGCCGAGCGCGGGGCGTCTTGAAACGCCCCCGCAGCGTCTCGGCGATGCTATTTTTGACTCCCTTTTAAGGGAGTAGTAAGACTCCCTTTTAGGGGAGATAGCGGGGGAGGCAGATAAGGTTCTGGTGCCACGATTACGGTTTACTTCTGCTTCCTTGACATGCGTCCTGATGGAAGCTACCTTGGTTCCACCATGAGTTATCTAGAGAATGGTTCCACCCTCCGCGCCATGTTCCGCCTGATGCCGCCGATGAGGCACGACATCGACCAGAGCCGATCCGAGGTTCTGGCCTACATAATGGACAACCTCCGATGCGATCTAGGGAAGTCGATCCGCTCGTTCAATTCGATGCGGAACATAAAGAGCGGTGTATTGATATACGATCGCATCCATCGCCAGTGGCGTGGTTGTGATTGGGTTCCCGCCGAGGAGGTTGATAAGGTATCAATGCTATTGGCAATGATCACTGAGATGAAGCGTGATATATCCTCGCTGAGGTCTGAGGACCGCAAGCTGAGGCATATGATCAGTACGATGCGCCGGCGGAAGGGTTCGAGGGATGTGGCCGACGATGAGCCCGAGGCCGATGATCCCCAACAGCAAGAAGCCGCTCCCGAGAAGGAAGCGGCCCCTGAGATGTCGGATGCGGAATGGCGGGCTTCTATGCTCGCGGCCCTCGACGAGGATAAGAAGGCTTCTTCGGTGGCTGCGGCTCCTTCAGTTGCGCCCCGGTCATCACCATGGGATTCCACTGCTCCCACAGAATATCCTTGGGAGAATGCTGAAGATGTAGTGAGTTAGCATCCAGCCTTGATCCGCGCTTGCAGAAGGCCAGTTGGAACCGCCGGGGCTTCGACTGGCCTACTTCTACTAAGACCGCGATCTCCCGAGCCCAGTTGGCGAGTTCGCTGGATCCGAACCCGGAGTGGGCGAGTTCCATGGTGGTCATGGGTTCGCCGTCCTTCCGCTGGGCTTTGGAGATGTGGTGCATCCAGATCCAAGCGACCTTGGTCTGGTGGAGTATGGGCTGGAGCTTGTTCCGAAGGAACGTGCTGACCTCGCCCTGGTCGCTGAGGTCTCCCCCGAAGTAGGAGAAGAGCGGGTCACCGATGATGACATCGAGCTTCGATCGGGTGATGAATCTCTTCGCGTAGGCCAGGAATGCGTCACCGGTGCGGACGGCCTCGGTGCGGAAGTGCAGGTTCTCTTGGAGGATGCGGATGTCGGGCGTGTGCATGTTCAGCCCCTTGATGACGCCCTTGAATGCTTCGGCGAGGTCGCCCTTGTCGTTCTCGGCTTGGACGATACCGATGCGGAGTGGTCGTACAGGTGCAACACCGAAGAAGTCCCTGCCCATGGCCCACTGGATGACGATCTGCATCATCAGGGATGACTTCCCGATGCCGGTGCCACCGGAGATGATCATGGAGGAGCCGCGTGTGAGCCACCGTTTGCCGATGAGGTTATCCGGATCCTTGTCCGGGTCGAAGTTGATGAGGTCTTTGACCGTGACGACGGTGGCCTTGTCATCATCGGTCTCCCGATCGGTGAGCCAATCTTCCCATGATCGAGCGCCGAGGTTGATGTCCAACAGCTTCTGCTTCTCTTCGCCCCGCCAGGAGCCGGGTAGCCGGGAGAAGCGCGATGGGTTCTTGTTCTTGGGATCGACATCGGGGATTGCCGAGTAGATGAGGTCCCTGCGGGCGTCCCATTCCTTGCGGTTGGGGGCATCGACACGGACCCATGCATGGATGGACTTGCCACCGGAGTCGATGAGGACGCTGATGGGGAGGCCCGAGGAGCGGAGGAGCTGTTCCTGCTCGGCCTTGGGTTTGGAATCGAACTCCACCAGGACATGGCGGTAGGCGCTGACATCGTTGTCGGAGCCGCTGTAGAGGTTGGGCTTGAACGGGTTGATGCGGACGAAGACGCCATCGGTTCGGTCGCTGCGGAACAGGATGGACTCGGGATCATCGAAGCGAGCGATCCAGTCCTCGAGGGGAAGGAAGGAGCCGGCACTGATTGGCCTACCATCCTCGACCTGCTCGCAGATGCAGACCACCTCGGTGGCCGCGAAGGCGGATGTGAGGAACCGCTTGAACTCCGATGCGTCGTGCGAGGCCGGTATGGGGGCTGCGGGCGGGTTTGATGGCGCGGACGGCTCCACGGACCCCTCTGGCACCCGCAGAGGCTCCACAGGCTTTGGCCTACTGAACCGCACCCGTGTCAGATCTAATGGCTCAGCGGGGCTGCTTGCCGAGGAATTGGCGAGGTGCCCGCGGGGCTTGGAGTGGGACTTCTCATTGGCCTGTCGGATCTTGTGGAGGAGTTCGCGGTCCTGCCAAGGTGGTTGGCATGAGCGGTTCCAATCGGACAGGAGCGCGAAGGCGTCTGTGTCTGACAGGCCGAAGCCGTGGACGAGGCCAACGGCGGCGGTGTAGGTTTGTGAGTGCCCTCCGGATCCGGAGATGGCTGGCGGTACCTTGGCGAGCCAAAGCGCCGCTCGTTCGAGGAGCGTTGTCATGTCGTTGATTTGTTGCTGGACTACGGACTGGTATCGAACGCGGACGAATCGTCTTGTTCGAGTGGCGGGCTATCCTTGGTGATCCATGTGTGGTAGGCTCGAGTCTTCTTTGGGTAGGAGATCCACCCTTTCTTGATGCCGTATTCGATGAGGCGAGGTGCGTCCTCGATGAGCTTTCGGTTGATGTCGCTCATGGTGGTGCGTTCCTCTGCGGTCAATGGGGCTGGCTTCTTGTTGGTTTCAAGGCGGCATTCGTACCATGGCTGCTCGTGTCTTGGGGTCTTCATGTGGGGAGGATGCGAGCCAGGATACAATTGCAGTAGGTACCCTTGGTTTTGGAGTTACATCGAGAATGATGCACAGGATTGGAGATGACGTGTGCAGTGAGGTCGCTCGTGAGCTTGACCATGTCAGTGAGACGACTTGCTGCTTCGAGGCAGAGGGCTTGCGCGACTCCATCTGGTGATTCGATTTGGGAGCTGACGATCTTGAGTGCCGTTACGATGTCGTGTGTTGAGGACTGGTTCATGTTATTTCTGTTTGTGGATTATGATGCCGTTGCCCTTGGCGTCGGTGAGTTCGACTGATCGGACGTCTTCGAGGCGGGCCAAGGTCTTGATCATCTCGATGGGGTCATGGGCTTGAGCGACGCAGGTGAGATGGATGTCTCCGTCGCCGTGGATCACTTTGAGGTCTTGCTTGGTACGATCCCTTGTAATGCGGATGGTCCGCCCCTCCGAGAGGCGGACCACCTTGATTGATTCAACGAGTGGGTATTGGTGACGGTTGCTCATGTTTGAAGGCCGCAGTGAGGACACTTCTTACCGCTGAATGATTCAAGCGGTTTGACATCGAGCCATTGGCAGAGGTCGGTGTAGGACTTGCGACCGAAGTTGTCCCACTTGAAAGGGGCGATCTCCCTAGATAGAACCGCGTTGCGAGCGGCCTCCTTGGATTTCAATTCGAGGAAGTCCATCAGCTTAGCGTTACGAACGCTGAGCCCGTAGGTCCACTTGGCCCGCTCGATATCGCGCTGCTGACCGGCTTTGATGATCTGATAGACCCGCTGCTTGGACATCTTGAAGTGTTCACCGATGAGACGATAGGTAAGCCCTTCTGATCGCAGCTTGTTAACTTGATCGATTGAATCGCTGAGTTTCATGTATATTCGCTTCTTGTCCTTCTTCTTCTTACTAACTGCCACTAACTCAAAGGTGTTTGTATTGCTCGGTACCTCTTCTGTGCTTTGTGGCACTGGACACACAGGCCGTGCTTGATTATGCATCCGCATCCCAAGCAATCGGCCAATTCGTGACATAACTGTTTCCATCGTTGTAGTTCCTCTATTGTTGTTTGTTGTTTTTGCTGTTCTTGATGTTCCATACACATGACAGTGAGATGTTGTACTTTTTGGACAACTCTGGGTAAGTGCGTGACTTGTCCTCTTTCAGGATGGCATCCCGGATCTCGGTTGGAACAGCCGGCCACCGCCGGTTGATCCGAGGGTTCGGATCCTTGAACGGAGTGACGTGGCCCACCATGCGAGACATGGACTCCTTGGTCAACCCCAATTGTTGAAGTATCGTCATTTTCCCCTTCTATTCGCAGGTGTAGATTTTGTCGGTGGTTCGCAGGCCGGTGGGCCATTGAGGTTCGGTGAATGACTTCTCGATGAAGATGACCTTGTCGGTGGGTTGGATGGTGAGTCGTTCGCCATCGGTTCGGATGAACATGAATTCCTTGGCTTGGTTGGGTTGTCGGCTCCAGCTATCTCCGATGGGAGCGGCGGTGAAGAGGTAGTCGCCGGTGATGATTTGATCGGCGCATTTGACCTGGCATTCGAGTCCTCGGAGGAAGGTGTACTCGATGGTGGTGAAGTCGGTTCCGTAGCAGTCCCATCGCTGGGC